TCAAATATCTGCCAACGTCAGCTCCAAAGGTTGCATCTATTGAAGATGCACAGCAACGGATGTTTACGCGCGCTCTGTTGAAAGAAGCTGGGGTTGATAGCGAGATCGCTACACCAGAAGTTTTGCGTAATGCACGTAAGGCAATCGGAAAAGAATACGATGCTCTTGAAGCTCAAACACAAATCAAGAGTGATGGACAACTGTTTTCTGACATTAACGCAATAGATCAGAACTATGCTTCTGGTTTTACAAGTCAAATGAAGGCACCATACAAAGCATTTCGAGATGAGATATTAGATTTCGTTCAAGGAAAGCAAGTAGGTCCACAGAAGCAAAAAACAAAAGGCGGTAAATCCTATAAGGATATGCAATCATCTCTTGCTGAAGAAATTGCAAAAGCAAATCGCAGCGATGCTCCTGGATCAAATCGATATGCTGAAGCTATCCAAGGTTTATCAGATTCCCTTGCATCGGCTATGGAAAGATCAACAACTAATCCTGAGCTTAGAGCTGTTTGGCAAGACACAAATCGTCGCTACGCAAATCTAATGCGCGTTGAAGATGCGATGAAAATGGCTGGTCAGGAAAAGTTAAATACTGGATTTATCCCACCACAGCAAATCGCAACAGTTGTGCGTACTCGCAATCCTCGTGAATGGGTAGAAGGTGGTAATAAATTTACAGAGTTAGTGCGCTCTGGCGCAGCAACACTGCCAAACCCAACTCCACGTAGCGGTAGTCCTGAGCGTAATTTTATGCAGGATTTGGTTACAGGTGGATTGCTTAAGTCACCGCTTTTTCTTGGCGGGACTGCGGCTCAAGGTATAGGAACTGCTGTTCTTGGACCTGCTGCTGCTCTTGGTGGGCCCTATGCTGCGTCACGTTTGTATTACAAACCACGCGTAGAAACACCAATGCAAGGTCTTCTCGCAGGGGAAGCACTAAGAGCGGCGACTGAAGAACGACGTTAATTGGTAAAGCAGGCATACGACATACTCGACATCGCTCGGTTCTACTCGAAGGTTGATGTGGGGAAGAAGCACGAGTGCTGGCTCGTGAACGGTATTCACGTCGATAGATTTGGGTATGGCTGCTTTACTCTTTCAGGCGCGCGGGTAAAAGCGCATCGCTTCTCGTATCAGGTATTCCACGGCAAGATTGGCGATGGATTAGTCGTGCGCCACAAGTGCGATACGCCGCTGTGCGTGAACCCGTATCACCTTGAGACTGGCACTGTCGCTGACAACGTCATGGATCGAGTGGTTCGCGGCAGATCAGCATTCGGTGAGCGCAACGGGAAAGCGAAGCTGACAGCTGAATTAGCGAAAAAGATTTTCAGTGATCAGCGCCCCTATCCAGTGATCTGCGCCGAGTATGGCCTCAACAAGTCCACCGTATCTCAGTTAAAGGTCGGTAAAACGTGGTCTCACGTGACCGGCAAGAAGTACATCAAGCGTTGATTTATGCTATAATCTCAATGCGTTGAGCCTTGCTCCGCGCTGCTCATCCTCCCTGGAGCAGCGGCCCCTGCGTCTCCCATCAGGCGTGGGGGCCATTTTTTTCAAAGTTATCCACAGGTTTGTTAGACAGGTGTTGCATATAAAAAAATATATGATACGGTCTGACAAATCAGCGATGGGGCTGAGTAACACGGAGACACGGAAACAATGTCAGAGCCAGATCAGCGGGTCGTAAGATTTTTAATAAATCTACTTGCGATGTGCCTATTCTCGATTATCGTATTCGGTCTAGCTTATATCGTAGATGGGTATGTGCAATGACCAGCGTTGATTGGAGATCGCATTACAAAGACGTGCGACTGAGACTTCGTGCTGCACCGCAGCATAACTTCGTCAGAGCACAACTAAGGGAGCCACCTGCACCAAAACCAATACCAGAACCTGTACAGGAAGAGGTACAAGTCGAGGCTGAACCAGAAACATTGCCACCGGTTCTTGCACAGCAATTTTCTGAAGCGCATCAACTTTTACGCGCCGCTAAGATATCTATTGTGCCACGGTGGAAGGAAATTCTGAGGGAGACATGCGCAAAGCACAAGATTCACCCAGAGGCGGTTACTGGCAACTCGCGCGAAGCGCCTTTGGTAAAGTGCCGCCGCGAAGTCTACTACCGACTGCGGACGGAATTAGGGATGAGTTTGAGTCAGATCGGGCTCAAGCTGAACAAGGATCACACGAGCGTACTCTACGGTGTGAGGGAATACGCAAAAGCACTAGGGAAGCAATGATGGACCACAGAGATGTACTTAAGGAAGCTCAGTCTATTTTATCGCAACGCAGTAATAATTACGGAGAGGCGCAATATAGTTTTGCTCGTGCGGCAACACTGATGAGCGTTCTCTCAGGCAAGAGTTATTCGGCATACGATATGTCGTTGGCGATGCTTGCGATCAAACTATCACGTCTTGCGAATAGCCCAGACCACCATGACTCATGGGTAGACGGAATTAACTACATGGCATTCTGTGCAGAGTTCCAAGGAAGGGACGCGCCAGATGCTGTGCTAGATCTATCACTAAAGCGCGTACAGTCGAACTTAAACGAAGCAATCAGGGGAGAGAGCAATGGTTGAAGTAAGACCTGACGGACCAAACGAATACGTGATCCTGAGAGATCATGCTGTCGCTGGATGGGTGCATCTCGCAAACGACAAGAAGTACCGTGCGCTGACAGTTGACGGTCATCTCACACATCACTGGACACTCACATCAGCACTCTCAGCAGTAGCGGATGACGCAGAGGACATCGAAGTACATGCGACTCGATAACGTACCAGCATCAGAGTATCACTCATGGGATGCACTCTCAGCTTCAGGCGCAAAGCAGTTGCTGAGATCACCGGCACACTATCTCGCAGCAAAAGAAGTGCAGCGAGATCCAACACCGGCAATGAAATTCGGCACACTCGTTCACGCAATGGTGTTAGAGCCAGACACAGTTGACACTGACTTCGCAGCGATGCCGAAAATCGATAAGCGTACAACAGCAGGCAAACAGCAGGCTGAACTCTTTGCAGTGACGAACGCGGGTAAAGTGATCGTTGATATGGATGACTTTCAGCGTGCACAGAGAACCGCAGATGCCGTGCGATCACATCATCTCTATAACGATCTCTTAAAAGGCGCGAGCGTCGAGCAATCGTTCCGGTGGGAGCAACACGGTGTACCGTGCAAGGCTCGCATGGATGCGATACAGGGTGACCTCATAGTGGACCTTAAGACAACGCAAGACGCGTCGCCTGATGGTTTTGCTAAGACGATGGCAGGTCTGAAGTATTACGTGCAGGCTGCCCATTATCTCGACGGGTTCGCCCGTGTCACTGGCACCGAGCAGCGCAACTTCATCTTCATCGCAGTGGAGACAGAAGCGCCGTTTGCCATTGGCATTTACGAACTCGACTTCGTGGCGCTCGAAGCTGGTCGCCATAAGATGGCTCTTGCAGCGGAAGCCTATAAAGCAACGAAGAACGAGACAGCGTGGAAGGGTTACTCGCCCGACATTGTCACGCTCTCTGTTCCGGGATGGGTGGCAGGTGAAGTAAATGGATGACATCATCGACGAGTTAGAGAGTGTCCGCATCACTGCTGGCATGAGCACGAGGGAGCTGTCATCGCGCGCCGGTCTCACTCCAAGTCATTGGTGGCAGATATCGCGCAAGACCAGATCAGCGAACTTTGACACGCTGATGCGAATAGCAAAGGTGCTTGGTTATACCATCGTGGCGATACCAGTGCCGGTGACAGAATGAAGATCTGCGGCATCGATCCTGGAGCAAGCGGCGCAATCGCGATACTCGATATCGAAAAAGGATATCTGTCAGTGATTGATATGCCGGTGCACGCGGTCGAGCGCAACGGAAAGAAGAAGAACGAAATCTCAGCGCAGATACTGGCTCGCTATCTCGAAGACGAGAAACCGGATCACGTATGGGTTGAGAGAGTCGGTGCAATGCCGGGACAGGGTGTCAGCTCGATGTTCCAGTTTGGCAGAAGCGTCGGCACAGTTGAAGGAATAGTTGCAGCACTACGTTTACCCATCTCATATGTCACGCCGCAGAAATGGCAGAAGGCATCAGGTATGCGAGCAGGGAAAGACGGATCACGGCAACGAGCACAGGAACTTTTTCCTACATTTGCCCAACACTTTAGCAGAGTGAAGGACAACGGACGAAGTGACGCTGCGCTCATCGCGTGGTTTGGTGCAACACAGGAACCCTAATGAGAGAGGGATTACTCTCATCCGACATGGTCACGGTCTGACCAATCAGTAACTCTGAAGGAGTAACAATGTTGAACTTTCCACAGCAAGCATCAGGCAAACCTTGGGCGCGTCTCGATGCACGTACAGGCATTCTATTTGTGTCATCGGCAGATGGGGAAAAGACACCGGTCGACATGAAAGGGAAAGTATTCGGGTTAGACATCGCTAACGCTACACAGGGCTGGCTCATGGTGGGCGCAGCAGGTGTGGACTGGCAAGAGGTCAACGGTGCATGGGGCAACCCACCATCGCCAGACCATAAGCCGGGCGTGGATGTCACGATCTACTCAAAGGATGCGTCATTCGGGGACGCGCCATTCCGTAGTGCTCGTGGCAACTCCAGAGCGTGGACCCAATTCGTTGCAGATGTAGCGAAGAAGGCAGGAGCCATTCCAGCCGGTAAACTCGCGACGCTGAAGGTTGATGCGGTCAAGACAATCAAGGTCGGTCAGGGCACATCTGTGCAGATCGACTTCACTCTTGCACCGAAAGAGAAGTGGTTCTCGGCTGAAGAGGAAGCAGCTCCTGCATCAGCACCTGCTAGCGTATCTGACTCGGATGACGAGTTTTAAGTAAAAGAAACCCCCGCACTGATACCCGATATCAGTACGGGGGTTTTAGTCGGGAGGATTCCAACAACGGAGATTGCTGTGAGTGAAAGCCTACAACAAGATGAAGTGATACACAACTCTTCTATGCACAAGATGTCGTTAGCCTTTGCCAATAACGGTTTTAAGGACACCAGTCTCACATCTAAAGATTACACGTTGAAGGATCTCAGTGACCGGTTGAAGCGCGTCCGTGTAGGGCCAAAGGATGGCTCATACATGATACGGGGCGGGGATCTCACGATCTGCAAACGCGCCGACGAGAATCTCAGATCAGCGGAACTCATTATCCTCGACGGCGACTCATCCATCGATCCAGAGACAGGCGAGATCACACCGGGTGCCCCTTATTTCTATGACGTGCACGAAGCGCTCAAAGACATGGGTATCGCTCACATCATGCACACGAGTCACTCAAACCGTGGCTCTGATGGCGTGGTGAGCTTCTGGAAATTCCGTGTAGTCATCCCATGCCAGATGCAGTCGCAAGAGGATCTGACCGCCGGTGTCGATTACCTCATCGCGGAACTGCATAAGCGTAAGATCTGGATGAACTGCGTGACCGAAAATTATCGCTGGTCACAGCCTTGGTTTCTCCCACGCGTCAGCAAAGAGGAAGAGCGTGAGCGTTTCGTGCATCGCGATTACCTCGACGGGAAGATCTTCGAGATCGAGACAGCCTTAAAGTGGCAGCGTGAACAGACCAGTTTGGACACGCAGATAGACCTGTTGAAAATTGCTCTTCCGCATAACCAGTCGAGCAACACGATCACGGACTTCAATGAGCAGCACGGTCTGGAATGGATGCGAGCGCAACTGGCATCGATGGGTTACAAGTTTAGCCATTACGACAAGCGGCATGACGCATACCGATACGTGTCGCCCACGAGCAGCACAGGCACAGCGGGAGTGCTCCTGTTCCGTGGCTCGCGTGGCGACTGGATCACCTATTCCCATCATGGCGCGCATGATCCGCTGTCAGAGAAAGTGATGGACCCGTTCGCGATCTACTCACTCGTAAATTTTTCTGGGGATAACTCTGCCGCACTCCGGTCGCTGCAACCAAGAGAAAAGAGCATTACGGAACAGCTCTCGGAGATGCGGGATCACATCGCGAGCACCACCGCACCGCAACAAGATAATGCTGCACCGCAAAACAAAAAGCGAATCGAAATCCTGCGCATGGATCAGCTTACCGACGAGCCAGTGCAATGGCTAATAGAAGACCTGATCCCAGCAAAGGCATTCGCGGCGATCTACGGAAAGCCCGGCAGCTTCAAGTCATTCGTGGCAATATACCTCAGCCAGATGATCGCAGCGGGTAAACCTGCATTCGAGAAGCCGACTACTCAAGGGACGTGCCTATACATCGCAGGGGAAGGCCAAGCAGGGCTAAAGAAGCGCTCGGACGCATCACGTATAGCCCACGAGATTGAGCCGTCTGTGCCTCTCTATTTCATCAAGAGAAGCCTTAACCTCAGCTCGACGCTGGAAGACATGCAGGAGCTCATCAAGGAGATCAGGGAACTCGGTATCGCGCCATCCCTCATAGTCATAGACACGCTCGCTCGGAACTTCGTCGGGGACGAGAACAGCTCGGCAGACATGAGCCAATTTATATCGGTCATAGGCGAGCTCATAGCCCAGCTCAGTTGCTCGGTGCTCGTGGTCCACCATGCCGGTAAGGACGAGTCAAAGGGTATGCGTGGCTCGTCGGCCTTGCTCGGTGCAGTGGACGCGGAACTCGAATGCACCCGCACATCAGACGAGGATGAACGGGACCACCTGACCGGAAAACTGACCACGACGAAGCAGAAGGAATCAGAGGACGGGGTCGAGTTTCACTTCATTATGCAGCGCATCAGAACAGACAAACTGGACCCGAATATCGTCTCACTAGGGCTTAGACCCTGTGAGAAAATCGAAGTTAAAAAGCGACAGAAAAAGAACCTCACACAGGCCGAGATTTTCGTGCTCGATGCGCTCGACAAAGCCATCTCGGACTTCGGAAAACGGTATGGCGTACCCGGAATACCGCCAGAAAAACTATGTGTCAGACGCGCAGATCTACTGTCCTCATTCCGACATTTGTGTGCTGCGGACGACAAATTCAGCGACAGAACGTACCAAAGAGCCGTCAAAGACCTTAGCATCGCAAAAATCATAGGCGTCATGGGCGACATTTTATGGAAAAACGATATAGATCAACGAGTTACAGCGACAAGCGACACGGCGACATGGGGCG